TAGCTCTTTAGCGGCTTGAGCGTTAGCTTTAGCCTGTTGCTCGTTTTTACGACTTAGTGACTTCCACTTTTCTACCTCAGACTTAAGGTCTTCCGTTGCGGACTCGTCCTTTTCTACAGTCTCAGTTTCTTGTGTGTCTTCAGTCTCTACTTCGTCAGTATTGTCAGACATAGGTGTTACCTCCACGTTTCGTTTTCGGTTTGCTCGTTGCGAGCTATCCCAGCACAGCGCTAGGAAATCTAGGCGTTGGCATTGTCAGGCACATCTCCAATAATTTCTGATAAATTCGGTGAATTTTCAGAAAAATTTGCCTTAAGCCAACGTTTTTCAATTAAGTAACGAATCAAATAAGGGTTAGACGGGTCTGTTGCTAAGAATGGGCCAGACGGCGTGACTGGAACGTCCTCGTCATAGCTCAACAAATCAGACCATAGCAAATATGTTGCCAAGCTATTACCAATAACATAAGGCGTTATCGGCATCCATTCTACTTGACCGGCTGGCGTGTTTGCTGTCCAAATTTCAAAGGCCAAGTAGCACCCCTAAAACAAACTGTCTAAACTCTACGTCCTCGCCTAACTCTATTCTTTGATTCTCAGGTAATGCTCTTGAGGCAGGTTTAAAATAAAAACTTGTACCCAAAAGGCTCTCAACGCCAGTAGTAAAAATCTCGTAATTTCGGGAAACAGGGTCTGCAAGCAATCCGCTGTAAGATTTGCCGGTATAAGCCTGTCGCCAAGCGTCTGTTAAAAACTCGTATTTTTTGTCGAATTCTAACGGGGCTTGCACGTATTCTTTGTTGGCGCGACGATGATAGTAAGCCCATTCCATTTCTCTAAGACCAGGTATCGTCGTTTCCATATAGTGACCAACTTCGTGTAACGCTGTTCGAGTACTGTTTACAATCGGAGACGGCGGCCTGCTAATATCGCCTGATATTCGAATCTCCGAAAACTTGCCCCGTGAATCTTGCCCAACAACATGCCAGCCCCTTGAAACCTTCCTAGGCTTGATTCTAGGAATTTCGGAACTAGCTTTATTTACCCAATCTGTCGGATATTGCTCCAGCGCATATTTGATATGTGGTACAGCCGTACTATTCGAAATAAACTTAGGTTGAACGCCCTCGCCTACAGAGCGAATCTCAGCAATAAACTTCTTGGTTTCCTCTATGCGAGTAGTTTCAACGAGGTATCTAGCCTCTGTGTACTCTTTTTGTATAGCTAAACCCTTTTCACGTAGCGCATTTGCCGTGTTTCGTAGCTTTATTTGTTGTGGGTTATCGCTTAGGTCAAGGTAAAACTTGTTACTTTCGCGTGCGTATTCATCAAACCTAGCTGGGTCTATAGGTCTACCGTATTTTCGAGCCATTCTAGCGTCAAAATCAGCCTCAAGTTTTTTTGTGTAAGCACTATAGCGATTTGCGGCCTCGACCTGTTGGGCCTGTGTTGCTAAATATTCTTTTTTAAGGTCCGACAGGTCGGGTGTGTTTTTCGTAGCTAAAGCCGCCCTAGTTCTACGATTAATCTCGACGTCGGCTGTCTTACCAACAGCCAAAATCTTGTCAAGATTCGCGTTGGTCTTGTCATCAGGTAAAGACACTTGCTCGTCAACAAAGTCCGCATTGTCTATCTTGTTTTTGCGTAGTTTCGAAACTTTGACTGTGGCAAGATTAGTTTTGTTATTGTAATTGTCTAACGCGTCCTTTTGAATAACATTGCCTGATGGAATGTCTTGGATTTGATTCTTCGCTTTTTGTACAGCACTCGCTGATTCTTGTGCTGGCGTTTTGATTGGCATTTTTTTACCAACTAGGTCTAAATCGTTAGGACCCGTAAACTTTTGACCCTTGACCGTGAGCATAGGACCCATTTCACCATGGTCGTGTATCGTAATCTTGCGATAATCAGGGTTACGACCACCTACGTCTATACCAAAACGTTGGCCAACAGCCTCGTGCGACTTATCTAGTAACTGTTGGTCAATAACCTGCCCTGGGTCACTATCGCCATAAATGGGCATTTCGCCACAATCACAAGCTGGGTGTATAGGCAACAAATCGCCCTTATTGTAACGTTGCGTTGACGCCACATAACATAAAGCACAGTTCTCGTTACCGCTAAGAGTGCGTAAAAACCCTACAATGTTGTCATTGGCTCTACGAGCGAACAAAGACGCCTGCCGTCGACTTAGCTGTATCTCAGTTCGAGCAAAAGAGTCAGCCGTTCTAGAGCCTAAGCTGAGCGCGTCGGTAAAACTGTCACCTTTAGCAAGAGCCATACGCATTTGTACAAAAGGTCTACTATAAACGTCTCTAGCATTTACACCGTTACGTAAAGCCGACGTCGACAAATCTAAATCATCTAACGAGGGTCTAGTAAAACTCTTATTGCTTAGCTGTGCAAATTTCTCGTGATACGCGATAGCACTAGTAGACGCGTTTCTTTTTATGCCAGACAACGGTGGGGATATTTGCTCAATGTATAAAAAAATATCTTCATCTCGCCATTGCCCTAGGTTGCGAAAACTACTACTAGCTATACGACCAGCGTCTTGTACATAACTAGCGCTTAGCTGTTGATAACCAGCGGTTATATCCTCAAGCTGTGTCACCAGTGTTACCCTGCAAAGACTGAGCTAAAATAGCGTCCCCAGCTCTCTCAACTTCCATCTCTGCTATTTCTGCTGGCGAAAACTGACCAATAAGTTGCATACGAGAGTTAAACGGTATGTCTTGGAACTTAGAATTAGCGTCAGCACGCTCAGCTAGAGAGTAACGCTCCGCTGGCTTCCATAAAGGCTCTAGGTCTAGTAAGGTTGCCCTAACATCGTCGCCTATGTACTTAAAAATTAGCGACATTACCTTAGACCAACCAGGCGTAACACGTGCTATGCGGTCCTCAGTTTTGAAAACTAGGCCCTCACGGGCAAGCGCGGCACCTTCAGCGCTACCATTAGCGCCCTCAGGTGTCAGATAGTGCATAGGCGTCCTAGTAACTGCCGCAAAGTCTTGAATATCTGCGCGAACCGCTGACAAAATACCGTTTATGTCAGCTTGACCAAGCTCATCTACCTCTGCGCCCTCTGGAACAACCCACAACGAACCGGCAGACGACTCAAAAATGCCGCTGTAGTCAATTTCGTTACCGTCAGCGTCGTGTGTTGGGAAATCGCCCTTTAAAACTCGTTGTCTAAACGCCTGAGTAGTCGCAATCACCATACGCTGTAAAATCATATGGTTAATTCTGTCAATAATGTCCGTATAAGGCTCATACTCGCCTTTTTGGTCTGCGTTTGTAAACTTAACTACTGGTACCTCGCCTAAAGGATTAGGTAAAACACCGTCCTCTAGCAAATCCCAGTTATCACTATCGTAAATGTTCTGGTCGTGAGGCTTACAAAAAATCTCAACACTGTCAGCGTAGTAGAAATAGGCGTAATGCTTGCCGTACTCCGAGAAAACCTTAACAGCCTCTACGCACACACGCGGGTCTGTAGGGCTTGTAGCGGCGTAAACCTGCCTAGGGTCCTCAACAGTCACTATAGGGTATTCTGAGCCGTCAGGATAGCCCACAATGGCGTACGCGCACCCAAATTTGAGTAGACTAGTGTGCAAATCGGCAGAGCCAACGTCTAAATTGTTAGCCTTCCATAAACGGCGCGCCTCTAGGTCTCCATTTTCGTCGTCATCGGCACCAGTGCGAAATCCACCAATCATCATGCGCTCACGAACTGCGGCGACGGATAGTTGTGCCATATTTAGGCGAGCTTTACGTTGAAAACGTCGGTAAGCACGTGACTGACCCTCTGCGCCCTCAGGTAGTGGCGCGTCGCCATCATAATAACGCTCTAGAATATTGTATTTACCCTGTAACTTAGCTAATTGCTTTAGTAAAGCTTGCTGGGCCTTGCTCATTTGCGTAGCCATAAAAACCCCTAACGAATGCGGCGCGGTACGAATGTTTGTTTAGTGGCTTCACCTTTGGATAGCGCCTGTAGCCTCGCCTGGTAAGCCAATATAGCGGCAACTGCCGCGTCAATTTTGTTTTTACTATCTGGGTTTTCTTTAGCAATAGAAACACCAGAGCGACCCACGCGACGCCTAGCGTTAAGTATGTGCCTAGTTAACGCTAAATCGCCAGAGTGGATTAATTCTTTATCTAATACAGCGTTAGCAAACTGCTCTACAGCTCGTACAACGAGATACGACCTGTTGCCTGTTAACCACCACTCGATTGGGTGGGCTTGTGAAGACTTAACCTTAAGGCTTGAGCCGAAATCAGACTCCCACTGGGCACAGTAAGACTCCCACTTAGCTGGGTCTGCGAACATACCGACAACTTTGTACATTTCGAACGCTTTACGCACCTCGTAATCTACGTCAGCTACAGGTACAGACCAGTCCTCGCCTGCCGGTCCGTCAGGTTGCTCCCATACCTTTATTTCGAAAATATAACCATCTGACACTCGACAACCGATTAACGCTGTTGCGTCAGTTACACCCTTAGACCGTTTGCGCGAGCCGTCGAAACCTAATGTAATTTGCTCGCCTCTTATGACATCTTGTGGTTTTAAACAAGCATTCCACTCAGGTGCCGAAATATAAGCGTCTTTACTAGACGTAGGCTGGTTAAAGTAATAACGTCGAGAGTCCTGTGGGTCGTTACGTGGGTCGTAAATCTCTGACACTATACGGTCAATGTCCATAGAGGCGGCGAACGGACCGTAAGCCTCTTTGAGGCCCTCGATAACTTGTGACTCGTCCGTTAAATCTATGTCAGCGTCTGCCTCACGATGGTCAAATAGTAACCTTTGTCGTTTAGTCTTACCTTCACGTATAGCTTTAGCCAACTCGTGCGTCTCTTCAGCTACTGACTTTTCGCCTGGTAGATACATAGTCGACGTTTCTAACGACCAAGGCTCAGCTATCTTACGTTTAGCTAAATTACGTCTAACAGTCTGATACATACGCTTAAGCTCCGGTCGATTATATAAATGCGTCTCGTCGAAAACAACGTAGGTCTCACGACCACCGTCTTTAGAGCTGTTACTAGCTGTTGACGGTATTATTTCGCCGCCGCCAGGTAAAAAAATACGTGTAAGACCTGCCGTCTCTCGTGGTAAACCCTCAGATAGCGGCCCGTCGGTCAAATTGTAATACACGTTGTCATATGTGTTACCGGCTTGGCCTTCTTCAGTTGCTAAACATCTAATGACTGGCGCGGTCACCGGCAGACCGACAGGCTCACCCTTAGAGTATTGATATTTAGACCCATTACGCTCGTAAACGTCAGTGCCGTCAGATATGTGCGAAAACCTAGACGGACCCATAGCCTCGAAAAGTACAATAAAACCAGCCAGCTCTGACTTTGCTCTACCTTTCGCACGAGACAAAAATGCGCTGTCATATAAACGACGACCTTGTTGGTCTAACGCGTAACAGTCAACAATAAACGCTGTCCATTCGTCGTCTAGCGCAACAGTTTGGCCTTGAACATCTCCAGGACCGTGTACACAAAAGGTTTCTATCCACCAAACTGCGACCCAGCCTAAACTAAGCGCTCTGTCGTGCGCGTCAGACCGTATTTGTTCACGCATTTAGTAAACGCTCACGCCTGTCGTCTATCTGGTTTACAACAGCCAGCTCTACAGACTCAACGTCAACGTCGACATACTTAATACGTAAATCCCTGCGAGAGTCTACGGTTGTGCCTAATGACTTTTCTCGCATACGCAACTCAGCCATAGCACTAATGACACCATAAGACGCTTGCGCGTGTACCATAGCGGTGTCAATCGCATAAGCCCAGTCCGATTCTTGCCACAGAACACAGTG